AAGAGCCAGCAAACGAATCGGTAAGCAATTCGGTGGAAGAACAAATTTATTAGAAGAAATGGGTCGTCTCGATTCTGAAAGAATGAATCCTAACAGAAGAGCTGAGAAAAGCAGAGTTATGGGAGAATTAAATAGAGGTTATAAACATGGTGGAGAAGCAAGAAAAAAAGAAAAAGGTGGACCAAGAAGCCCCAAAGGATTAGGGCTTATAGGAAGACCAAAACCACCAAGACGATCATGGAAACCACAACCAGACTGGCGAAGAAAACTACCAAAATGGAAACTACCTAAACCTGCACCAAGAGTACCAGATCCTAAACGTAGACGAGGAAAACCAAAACCTATCGACCCAAAAGAATATTATGTAAAAGATAGAGTAATGACTCCATTGCATGCTACTAAACGTCGTGCTAAAAAAGCTATAGGTGGTGCTGCTAAAATAATTCCAAAAATAACTAAGAGATTTTTAAAGTTTATTAAAACAGGAAAAGACATAGATAAGCATGGAACTAAAATCAATATTGATAAAGTAGTAAAACGTTTAAAAAAACAGGGAAGCCCTGGTATCGAAACATACTTTGAGAGTACAGGAAAACATCCTAAAGCTAAAGCTAAAGTTAAAAGTAAAGCCGCAGGCGGAAGAATCGGTCTTGCACATGGATCGAGACCAAGACCATATGGTCCTCATACACCGGGTCATCCAGGAAGTCCACGTCCTAAAGGCGTAGGAGTAGCTATAAAAGGTTGGGGTATCACTAAAAAATAATGATCACACAGTTTATAAACTGGATAAAAGGTTTATTCAGTACCAAAGAAGAATCCTTAGTCTTAGAAGAAATAGTTAATCACTGCACATCTCATTTAAGATTTAAAAAGAATTGCCCTGAATGTTTGAAATTAGTGGGAGTAAATGGCTGATTTAGAAAACATAGTTTATAAAATACAGCGGGCTTTAGATATTAGAATAAAAGAATTGGCAATCTCGGTAACGTCCGGAGGGGTTGACAGTATGGAAACATACAAGTATATTATCGGACAAATAAACGCACTGGAATCAGTGAAACAGGAAATCTCTAACCTGCTAGACGGTAAGGAGCAAAATGAGCAAAAAGGCACAGTCATCAACATCAACGGCAGCAAGCCAAAAAATCCATCTTCCTGATAAGGAATTAGTTGGATTAAAAAGAACAGAATCACAAAAAGAAGTCACTAAAGAAAAAGAAAAACTTCCTCAACCTACAGGTTGGAGAATTTTAGTTTTACCATTTAAAATAAATGAAAAAACTAAAGGGGGAGTTTTATTAGGACATGAAACCATTGAACGTCAACAAGTGGGATCGCAATGCGGCAACGTATTGGCGATGGGACCCCATTGTTATAAGGATCCATTGAGGTATCCAGACGGTCCATGGTGCAAGGTCAATGATTGGGTAGTCTTTGCGCGTTACGCAGGCTCCCGTATTGAAATTGAAGGTGGGGAAGTTCGTCTTCTTAATGAAGACGAAATTTTAGCAACAGTCAAGAATCCAGAGGATATCTTGCATAAATACTAACATAGAAGGAGAAAAACTATGCCAGAAGAAAAGAAGAAACCGAACGAAAAAATGGTTGATGTAGATACATCCGGCCCAGAGGTCGATGTAACTGTAGAAGAACCAAAAGAAGAAGCGGTTGTAGAAACGAAAGAAGAAACAGGGACCCCGGAACAAGAACCAGTAAAAGAGGAACCAGTAAAAGAGGAACCAGTAAAAGAAGAAGATACTAAGCTAAAAGAATATAGCAAAACTGTTCAATCTCGTATTGCTAAACTTACTCATAAGATGAGAGAAGCGGAACGAAGAGAGGCGGCTGCTATAGAATATGCTTCAGCTGTAGAATCTAAAAGAAAAGTTGATCAGGATAGATTTCAAAAAGTCGATGCTGATTATACTAAAAGATTTGAGGAAAGCGTTAAAAGCGGAATGGACATGGCCCAAAAACAATTGGCCCAAGCCATTGAAGCTCAAGATGCTGGAGCTCAAGTCGAAGCAAACAAACGTATAGCAGAGCTTGCGTTTGATAATGCTAAATTAAAACAACGAAGACCTGTACAGGAAGAGAAACCTGTTCAGCTTTCTGACGGTGGAAACTTACCAAGACACATTCCACAATCATTACCTCAGGCTGATCCAATGGCGGAAGATTGGGCTGCTAAAAACAAATGGTTCGGTACTGATCGAGCTATGACGTTTACAGCGTTCGAGATTCACAACGATCTGGTTGAAAAAGAAGGTTTTGATCCTAAATCAGATGATTACTATGAGGAAATAAACAAAAGAATAAAAGTTGACTTCCCTCATAAATTTGATAGTAGTGGGAGTATACAAACGTCCAGACCCGTTCAGTCGGTGGCTTCTGCGAATAGAAGTGCAAAAACTGGTCGCAAAACAATGAGACTCACATCGTCTCAAGTAGCAATAGCTAAAAAATTAGGTGTGCCACTCGAAGAGTATGCAAAAGAACTAAAACTCACGGAAGGAGCATAAGCATATGGAAAAAGATAAAACAACCTCTCGTGCGGCTGAGGCACGGTCAAAAACTGAAAGACCAAAAGTGTACAAGCCACCATCCTCTCTGGATGCACCACCAGCGCCTGACGGTTTTAGGCACAGATGGATAAGAGCGGAATCCATGGGATTCCAAGACGCCAAGAACATTTATGGTCGTCTTAGAGAAGGATATGAGTTAGTGAGAGCTGACGAATATTCTAAATCTGATTATCCTGTAGTTGCCGACGGAAAATACGCTGGAGTCATTGGAGTAGGAGGCCTATTGTTGGCTAGGATACCTGAAGAACTCGCTAAGCAACGTGTTGATTATCAGAAGAAACTTTCTGAAGGTCAAGACGAAGCCATAGAAACCGACTTGCTTAAGGAACAACATAAGAGTATGCCGATCGATGTCGAAAGGCAATCTCGCGTAACCTTCGGTGGTACAAAGAAGTAAGTTTTATTTCTCGGGATAACAACCAATTCCCTATCATCGATTTAAATTAACCTGTCTATAGGAAACTATAGACTTAAGGAGCAATAACATGGCAAATAGAAACAGTCAGGGATTTGGATTACGACAATCAATGATGGTAGGAGATACTCCTGCTACTCAAGGACAATCCAAATACTTAATAGACGCTGGCGAAACTAACGCTATTTATAACGGAGAGCCTGTAAAAATTGATATTTCTACCTCAACTGGTGGATATATTGTTACAGCTGGTGCTGGTACAATCATGGTAGGAACGTTGAACGGAGTATTTTATAATGCTGCATCAACTTTAAAACCTACATGGTCGAATTACTACCCTGCAGCTACAACTCCCGCAAATAGTGAAGACGTTACAGTGTTTGTTAATGACAGTCCTATTCAGGAGTTCATGATCGCCACGAATGCTACACTAGGAGCAACTTTAGCATTAAGACAATCCAAAGTTGGATTAACTTATGCAACAAGTACTGTTGCTGGTAGTACTACGACTGGTAAATCAAGTGTGACTTTAGACATTTCAAGTGCAGCAACAACTGCTAAGCAATTGAGAATGGTTAGAGTGGCAGAGGACCCTGAAAATAAGGATCAGACCGCCGCATATTGTTCGGTGATCGTTAAGGTAAATTTACATTTATACCTTGCTGGTCAACTGGCAACAGGAATATAGGAGCATATAGAAATGGCAATATCAAGAGCACAGCTAGTCAAAGAACTAGAACCAGGCCTTAATGCACTATTCGGTCTGGAGTACAAACGGTATGACAATGAGTCTGCCGAAATATACGTAACTGAGTCTAGTGACAGAGCTTTCGAAGAGGAAGTAATGTTATCAGGATTCGGTAACGCTGATGTAAAAGCAGAAGGTCAAGGCGTCTCATACGATGAAGCGCAAGAAACTTATACTGCTCGTTACACTATGGAAACGATTGCGCTAGCTTTCGCTATCACAGAAGAAGCTATCGAAGATAATCTCTACGATAGATTGGCTTCTAGATACACAAAAGCACTAGCAAGATCTATGTCTAACGCTAGACAAGTTAAAGCAGCATTACCTTTGAATAATGGTCTACCTTCGGTAGCTACATTCAAATCAGGTGATGCAGTTTCTCTGTTTTCTACTAATCACACAACACTTAGTGGAACAGCAGTTTCAAACACTTTAACGACTCAAGCGGACTTAAACGAAACTTCATTAGAACAATCATTGATAGATATCGCTGCAATGACTGATGAAAGAGGTTTAAGAATAGCAGCAAAAGGAGTGAAACTAATCGTTCCTTCTGCAAACCAATTCAATGCTGAGAGATTATTAAAATCTCAAGGTAGAACTGGTACTGCTGATAATGATATCAATGCAGTCAATTCAATGGGAATGATTCCTCAAGGATACAGAGTGAACCATTTCTTAACTGATTCTGATTCATGGTACATTAATACGGACGTTCCAAATGGTATGAAACACTTTGAAAGAACTCCATTGACAACTTCAATGGAAGGTGATTTCGATACTGGTAACGTTAGATACAAAGCTAGAGAAAGATACGTCTACGGCGTGTCAGACTTTAGAGGTATCTACGGCGTTGAAGGTGCGTAATAACTAATTAATGAGGCGGAACACAATTCCGCCTCATTTTAAAAATACAGTAATAATATGAAAAAATTCCTCATAAATATCTGGGCATACGATTATCACGCTAAATTTGAAATTTTAGCGGAAGATAACGCCCTTTCCATTGAGAAATCAATCCTTGACAAGATAGGAGAAAAGAGTATAAAGTGGGAATCAACGGGAATGTATAAACAACCCCGAAGAATAACCTATGAGGAGGTTATAAATGACACAAGACCTATACACTACAAAGAGGTCCTTGGAGTTAGATTGGCAACAGGAGCACCTGAAGGAGGGCAAGTATAATATTAACATGTCCTATATTGATAAAAAAATTCAGGAGATTGTTAAAGAAATCATTGCCAAAGAGTTCGAAGAATCTACTATCCGTAATAAAGTAGAAGAATCCAAGGCTCAAGTTTCGATAGCCACTTAAGCGCTATCAAAAATCAGTTTTTTTCCCAGGGATACCTTGCGCTGTATTAAAATTTAGCGTATAAATAAATCACTATACAAACTTTAATAAAACTTAAATGTAGACGCGTATAGTCGACTATCCCCTAGGGACTACATTTAAATATTCTAGGAGGAATATTATGGCAAACACATCGTTTAATGGTCCGGTTAGATCCGAAAAAGGATTTCAACAGATCAATAAGGCTGCTACCACAGGAGTTATAACTAAAAGGTTTCTAGGAACGAAACCAGATTTAACTAGTTTAACTGCAACAGTAGTGACAACAAATGCAACAAGAACTTATACGGCTAATGTAATTACGGTCAATAACTACACAGGAGCTGCTACACAAGCGGTAACTTTACCGGCAGCAACAGTAGGAGTTTATGTAGTTCATGCTCAATCAGATGATACAACTGGTGGTACAGCTGTTCTTACTTTTACATGTGCAGGAGATGATGTTTATAGAACTGGTTCAAAAGTGGAAAGTAGAGCCACTGGAGCAGTTCAAACTATAGATACGTCTGCAGCAGATGAAACGATATTAACGTACACACCTGCAAATGCAGCAACCAATAGTTTAACTCATGGTTGTTATCTGTATTTTACATGCTTTGAAAAAGGCATTTGGAACTTTGCTTATGATTTAGCAACAGGCAATACTGCAGATACAGGCGCAGCTGCTTGGAGTTAATAAATAATTAATCTATGCTCCTTCGGGAGCATAGAAATTTAAGGAGAAAATTATGTCATATCCAGTGGATATAAAAACGGCTAACATTACGACAGCTACAACTACTACAATTAAAAGTGGATCGGCTAGAATTTTAGGACTTTCATGGGTAGTACCTACGAATGTTGCAGCTGGAACAATAACAGTTAATGATGATACTACAGCGCTATGGATAGTTAATACCCCAGCTACAAATATAACATCTTACCTTTCACCAGTTACTGGACAGATAAAGTTACCAGGAACAGGGATTAGAGCTGGCACAAGTTTGAAAGTTACGAATGTAGCAGTCACACATGTAACTGTTTACTATGGATAGGAATTCTAATGGCAAATACTACTTCAGGAGCATATAGTTTTGACCAGGACTTTTCTATTGATGAAATTATAACTGAGGCGTATGAACGTATTGGTTTAGTAGGTTCTGCAGGTAATCAACTTAAAACAGCTAGAAGATCTTTAAATATTCTTTTTCAAGAATGGGGTAATAGAGGT